GCATAAGGGGGGGGGTGGGGTGGTCGCAGGATGATAGACAGATTTGCTGAGAGGCGGGGGTGTGCTAACCGTTAGCATATGCTGTACTGCGTACGCAAACCGTTGGGCTATGGTGTACTGGCTACGCTAATGCAAACTGTCAGGCTTGGCCTCGCCATCGGCCTTGGCTTGGAGTGCTGCCAACCGGCGCTCTATCTCTGCCGCGACACTGGTGCTATCCCGATCACCTGCGTTTGTCTCCACTACATCTTTGAACATGCCCACAGTCTGGCCCAGTAGCTGCGCTGCCTTGAGCTTGTTGGTATCGGTAGGCTCGGCATCGTCCATCCACTGCCGCAGCCGCTCTAGAACTTTCTCCCTGTCTGAGTGCCCAGAGGCTTGTGCAATGACCTCAGAGTTGGCCCTAAGCCGCTCCACCATCATGGCGATATCATGGTTCGCCGCCAATTTCGACGCTTCGTTCCTGATAGCAGCACCGCTCATATTCTCGCACTGGTACGCTTCCCTATATGCATCGCTTAGGCTCATGCCTGCGCCGCTGCCCAATGCCAATGCAAAATGCCGCTGCTTACTGGTCAGTCCTGACTTAGGTTTGCCCATGCTTGCCTGTTCCAATGCCTGTATTGGTGCCGATCATACTGTCGCCGCGCTGACCGTCCATCACCAGTACCCAGTAAACTATATGCATAAAAAGCTTGACATATCGCACTTGCCGCTAGGAGGCCCAGAATCGCGTTCTAAGCGACGTTTGGCCTAACCCATACCATCGCATTGCCTACCCCCTAAACTACGCTTAGACGGAAATTCGTATGTAAGTTATTGATTACAAAGCACTTTCTACTACATACCAACTATTTACTGATTATTTGCTTGTCAATACTTGTATTGCACACTGTTACCTGCTATTCGCATGCGCGTTCCTCTTATCCCGAATTCATCCCCCTGCTTATCGTGTGACCAGCACATATCAAACGGGCCTGTAATAAATCCCTGTGTCACCCGTTATATCTGCGTGCTTAATTATTTATTGAGTACAGGGTATTGCGTACTGTTTTCATATGTGTGTAAAATCCGCTCAAGCCCACGGGGGAGGCTTTCCCAATCCCCGCCAAGCCCCTCACGGGGTGCCTTGAGAGACAGGCTTAAATGTGAACCAAGTCTGGTAGGCCTACCGCCTACGCGACAGGGGTGCGTTATGAAACGCGCTGCGGGTCATAGAGGCCCAGCCCCTCCGGTAAGAGTCCGGCGCACCTACGGCGTTAAGCGATACACAAGTTCCCCGACAGGCATACAAATGCCGCTTGCGGTTCGGGCTATTGGCTGAGGCTCACCCCCTCAGCTACCGCTAGAGCTTCGGCTCACCAATGACCACTCGCTGAGTGCTTATTGTTGATTCGATTAATTGGAGAAAGTGTGATGACTACTTCAGAACGCAAGGCAGTGCTGCGGTTCAACCGCCGCCGCCTTTTCCTCAACCGAATGATCATGCGTAAGCGTGCATTCATTTCATCAATCAGAAACGCGCTGCGCTCAGGCGGCAGTGCATCAATAGGGAGTTTGTAAATGCTTAAGTTTCAAAGCTGGGGCGCTGGTGAGCGCATCTGCAAATCATTCAAAGATGATTGCGTTGTTCGATCAATCAGCATCGTGACCGGCGAGTCCTACGGCAAGGTGTTCCGCGACTTGATGGCCTTTGGCCTAGAGATGGGCGCGTATCCGAATCATGACAAGGTGTGGATCGCCTACGCTGAGGATCAGGGACTGGTCAAGCGCAAGCCGCCTCGTGATGACAACGGCAAGCTGATCAAGCTTGCAGACTGGGACTTTCGCGGCGTGGCGATTGTTCGCAACAGCGGTCACCTCACGGCGGTGGAGCATGGCTACCTTGTCGATACTTGGGACTGCCGCTACCGCCCAGTCAACACCTACTGGGAGCGCACACGCTTCTAACATTCCAACTGATGAGTGCCGAATGGTAATCGGCGTGAAACCGCACAGGGGGGGGCGGTCTTGGAAAACTAATTTGGAAAAATTCAAATGACAGATCAACAAATTATCAACCTCTTCGATTCCAGCAACATCACGCTGCGCGAACTCGCAGCTATGTCGGGGCGCAGTGTCGCTCAACTAAAAACCTTGCTGATGGGGGCTTAAATGTTCCCATTCATTTTGCTGGTGCTGGCAGTGGTGCTGACCTTGGTTGCCTCTGCCGTCACCGTCACCTGTTTACTTGGCGGCGTGTACCTGTTGGCGCTGCTCTCATTCATTCATTCATGCGCTGGGCTGCTTATGGTCAGCGTCATGCTCACTCACTTAACGTGGAGGCGTTAACAATGGAAGAACGTGTTGATATTGAGCGGGGGCGTGTTTCGTTCCTTGACCCTGCCAACGGGCAGGTTGAATTCACCGGCAACGTGCATGCTGTATCGGTATGCATCGTGCCTAACTTTGACCGCTTCGAGGACTTCGAGGCTTGGATTGACGATCTACTTTCCAACTGATGAGTGCTGACTGGTAATCAGCCGAAACCGTGTAGGAGGCGCGGTCTTGGAAAACCAATACAACAACTTGGAGTGACACCTATGTCCATTAACGCATCAAAGGTCAGCCCTTCGCAGGCCTCAGAAATGCTGCTGGCACACGCCATCAGTCAACTATCTGGCGGCAAGCGCCACAAGCCCGTGTATCTTTGGGGCACCTACGGCGTTGGCAAGTCTGCTATCGTCAAGCAATTGATTACCAAGATTAGCGCCCATTTTGATAAGCCTGTCGGCTTGCTAGATGTTCGCCTGTCACAGTTCGACGCAGTCGATACTCGCGGCATTCCCTACATTCGTGACCAGCGCGATGCGCTCGATACGGTGGGTAATGATGAAATTGCTGGCATGAGTGACGAAGTAAAACGCGCCGCCTATCAGCTACTGTCGGCTGGGCCATCGAAGACTACCGAATGGTCTACACCATCATGGTTGCCCAATGTGGCGCGTGACGGCGAGTTCGGCATCTTGTTCCTTGATGAAATACAGCTTGCTTGCCAGTCGGTCAAAAATGCTGGCTACCAGTTGCTTAATGAGTTCCGCTTGGGCGACTACATCTTGCCTGCTGGCTGGTTTGTCATTGCCGCATCCAACCGTCCCAATGACGGCGCTGGCGTATCTGGGCGTATGGACGCTGCCGTAAGCACCCGCTTCAAGTATCACTTGGACGTTATGCCATCCGCTGCTGAGACCACCGATTATTTCCAAGATATTGGTGTTCGCCCAGAGGTGATCGCGTTTCTGAAGTTTCGCGGTGAGGCTGCCGGTGATCAGGCGGGACTCATACATGAGTACCCCAACGGCGGCACCGCCAAAGACAAGGTTGCTATCGCTACCCCGCGAACATGGGAGTCTGTGAGTGACATACTTGACGATGGCCTGCCGGTTGATCTGGAACATATCGCTATCGAAGGTGCTATCGGCGCTGGCGCTGCTGGTGAGTTTGTCGCCTTTCTCCGCACGATGCGGAACCTGCCTGATATTGGCATGTTCCTGTCTGACCCGCACAACGTGCCGCTGCCCAATGAGATCACTACCCAGTATGCAGTGACCGCTGCGCTGGCTGCGCGGGTGACCGCCGACAACCTTGGCAATGGCGTGACCGTTGTGTCCCGTATCAACAACGAACTGCTGGAGGTGTTCTGGTTACTGGCAACGCGCCGTGACCCAGACCTCAAGGCTTCACCTGAGTATGTCGCCCACAAGGCAACGTACTAAACCCCACGGGGCTTCGGCCCCCCTTATTTATTTTGGAGTAAATGGTTATGGATAAGATCCAAAACAACGCAATGCTGATCAAGGCCACGATCACTAAATTTGCCAACAGTCACAGAGACCAAGCCTTGGCTGAGATGGTTGCCGCTGCCCAAGAGGCCAACCCCAAGGTGTTTAACGTGACCAAGAAAATGTTTGACGCGCCTGCCATCAAGGCTCTCAGCCGAATTGCTGGTCAGCTTCGCAACTCAGTTCTCAACCCTGTATCGATGCCGTGGGAAGACGGTGTGCGCCTGATCACTGTTGACCAGATCGAATCATTCGAGGCTGAGTGGCAAAATAAAGTAGACCGCGCTGAGGAGCTAAAGCGCGAGGTCATTACCGAATGGCCCAACATCCTCAAGCGCGCCAAGAAAGACCTTGGTAAGTCCTTCGATATATCACTACTACCTAGCGCCGAATATGTTGTTGGTAAGTACCAGTTCAGCTATGTCCTCCGCGCCATGCCTGACTCCGGTGATATCAGGGTCAACCTGCCTGCCGACAAAATCGCCAAGATTAAATCGCAGGCTGAGTCTGAGATTAACAAGCGCGTCGAGTCTGCTGCTGAATCTGTGCATGAGCGCGTGATTGACACCTTGCAGTCTCTGGTTGATGGCCTAGAGCGGCACGGTAGCAAGCCTGCTGGTGCCAAACGTGCAAGCAACTTCAATGACACCACTGTCGAGAACATTGAGAAGCTCGCTCAGGTTCTGCCTTCACTCAACATTACCGGCGACCCTAAGCTTACGCAGGCAAGCAACGCTATCCTGTCCCAGCTTAACGGCCTAGATCCTCAGCGACTGCGCGACTCTTCAAGTGAGCGGCAGGCTGTTGCCAACAAGGCCAAGTCGATTGTCGATAACCTTACTGGCCTTTGGGATTAACTGGAGAATGACTATGTCTGCTTTGGATATCATGCTGGAATCGCGCAAGCGCATGCTGCGCCAGTTCCCATATTTTGGCTTCCGACTGCATCAGCTACTGCTGGTGCCTACAACCAAGACTTCGACTATGGCAACCGATGGCAAGGCTATCTACTTCAACGAGAAGTGGGTGCCTGAGCAGCACAACATCCACGGCTACAAGTTCATCATGACCGTGCTGGCTCATGAGATCATGCATGTGGACGGTTTCCATCACCTGCGTAAGGGCAGCCGTGATCACAAGCTTTGGAATGAGGCCGCCGATTACGCCATCAACTACGCGCTAGTGCGTGAGGGCTTTGAGGTTCACGATGGCCTGTACAGCACCGACTACATTGGCAAGTCTGCTGAACAGGTGTACACCATCCTCGAAAGCCAGCGCAGCACTGAGGCCGACAAGCCCAGCACCGGCAACGGTGGCGCTGACGATGATGACTCAGGCAACGGCGCTGCCGATGGGGATACCCCTGATCAAGGCGACAGTGGCTCTGAGAGCGGCTCTGACGGCGATACTGGCGATGCTGGCGACACTGGCACCTCTGGTGACGGCGACGGCCCTGCTGACCCTGACGCGCCTTGGGGCGAGGTTTGGGAAGGCACCAACAATGACGGCACCGCAATGTCTGCTGATCAAAAGGCTGCGGTACAGCGTGAGATCACCAGTCAGATATTCGAGGCTGCCAAGGCTCAGGATAAGATCAAGGGCAAAGGCGAGGGCCGAGGCACTGCTGTTGACCAGATCATCAGCGGCGTATCCGGTGACCCCGTCCCTTGGTTTGAGCATCTCAAAGATGCTTTCTCTGACTACGTTCTGACTGAGCACACCTTTGCTCGACCAGAGCGCCGACTGCTCTCGCAGGGCATGATC